AAAGATGAAACGCCCAGAGGCTGAAATTCTTGAGGGTATTCGCATTGTATACCGCGATACATATCAGAACGTTATCTATAACTTAACGAAAAAGATAGAGGAACTGCAAAAGAAGGCTCAAAAAGGGGGAGCCGTGAACCAATTTGAAGCCATGTCTCAAAAAAAGATCAAGTGCGATATTTGCGGATCTCTCATGATCCCGATGTACGGCGGCGGATGGGACAACGACCGGATGTGTTGCATAGATAGAGATTGCGGCGCGGAAATTGTTTTTCCAACAAGTACGGAGGTGGAGGAAACAAAATGACAAACATCGAACAAATCAAGGAAAAATGCACACCCCAGGAGGCCGCGGAGCTGGCCATCCTGCACAATGCCAGGATCTCGTGTCTCAAGGCGTACAAGGACGAGCCCACTGCCGCGCACAAGAGAGATCTGGATGCCGCATCCCAGGGGCTCGATGATCTGGTGGAGCGGTTGGCGGCCGCGTATCCTGATGACCAGGCCCAGGGGATAGATGCTGTGCCGGGTGACCGCTGGCTCTCCAATCTGCTGGAATGCTCGGCATGGCTCAATGAACTGGGGTACAAGGTGGGCAAGTCCAAGCTCTACAACGACCGGGACAAGGGCCTCCTCTACGTCTGGCCGGATAAGCGGGTCTACAAGTCGGACGCCGAGTTGTACGCCCGCAAGCATCTGACCCTGGGCAAGTCCGTGGACGTGGCCGATCCGGCGACCAGGGATCTGGAGCAGCTGCAGCGCGAGAAGCTCCAGGGCGAGGTGGCCCGGCTCAAGAAGCAGATCGACAAAATGGAGTTCGAGATGTCCAAGGACCAGGGCAAGTACATGCTCAAGGGCGACCTGTACCGGGAGATGGCATCCCGCTGGATGGTCATGGATCAGGCCATGACCCATTTTTTCAGGTCCGCGGCCCCGGATCTGGTCGCCTGCGTGGATGGCGACAAGGCCAAGGTGCCCGATCTCCTGGACAAGCTGCTCTCCATGCTCCGCAGGGAACTCAATGAGTTTGCAAATACCGAGAAATTCCACGTGATTATCGTTGACGACGAGGAGGACGCAGCAGTCAATGCGTAGACGGCCGGTCACATATCGGGTCAAAAGATCCGCCCTTACGGCCATGCCGCCATGTCTGGCATCCGCCATGGGGGCCATGCACGGCAACGCGGCACTGGATCTGTCCGCATCCGAGCGGCGGGTCATCCGCAAACCGGCCATGATTCCCGTGTCCGAGTGGGCCGAGAAATACCGCATGGTCACCAAGTCAGCACTGCCAGGGGCATGGCGCAACGAGACCACGCCCTACCTGGTCGGGATCATGGATGCGGCCGTGCATCCCTGCGTCGAGACGGTCATTGTCTGCAAGTCGCCCCAGATCGGCGGCACAGAGATCATGCACAATTTCGCGGGCCGGTGTGTGGATGTCGATCCCGGTGACATCCTGTACGTGTTCCCGGACGACAAGATCGCCCGGGAAAACGCCAAGGATCGCATCCTGCCGATGATCAAGTCCTCGTCCAGACTGCGCATGTATCGCACCGGCCGGGACGAGGACGAGGCATCCACGAGGATCAATCTGCGCCACATGACCATCTACACGGCATCGGCCCATTCAGCGTCCCAGTTGGCCAACAAGCCGTGCAGATACGTTTTGTTTGATGAGGTGGACAAGTACCCGGACACAGCGGGCAAGCGCGAGGCCGACCCCATCTCCCTGGGCCGGGCCAGGGCGACCACCTATGGCGTGGGCCGGAAAATATGGATGCTGTCCACGCCCACCTACGAGCCCGGCCCTATCTGGCGGGCATATATGGAAGAGGCCCAGGTGCGGTATGTCTATCTGGTCCGCTGTCCAGAGTGCGGGGAATATCAGTGCATGACCACCAAGCAGGTCCGCTGGCACGGCGGTTCCGAGGCCGACCCGGAGACCATCGAGGCGCAAACAGGGGCCTGGTACGAATGCGCCCATTGCCACGCCCGGTGGGACGACCATCAGCGCAACCTTGCCGCGGCCGCAGGTAAATGGGTAGCCGAGGATGACGGGGCCGAGCTTTTCGCCTCCCTGTCCGCCCGCAGGCCACGCAAAATCGGGTTCCACTTGAACGCCCTGGTCTCCCGGTTCGTTTCCCTGTCCGAGTACGCGGCCGCGTACATCAAGGGCATGCGCGACAAAATAAAGCTGAAGGATTTTCGCAACCGCTTTGAAGCCCTGCCCTGGGTTGATTACGGCGTGACCAGGGAGGAGGACGCCATCCTCGCCCTGCGCGACGACCGCCCCTCCGGGCTGATCCCGGATCAGGCAGACGTGCTGATTGCCGGGGTCGATACTCAGGACAACGGGTTCTGGTACGAGGTCCGGGCGATCCGTTGCGGCGAGGCCCTGGAGAGCTGGGGGGTTGCTCAGGGATTTGTGGACTCGTTCGAGGGGCTGGACAAGGTATTGTTTGTGGATCGCTACGCCAAGGCATCCGGCCAGGAGCTGCCCATCTGGCGGGGGGCTATCGATACCCAGGGCCATAGAACATCTGACGTGTACGACTGGTGCCGCAGGCATCCGCAGATTCTGCCCATCAAAGGCGAGCGGGTCATCAAGGGGCCGCCGGTCCCGCCACCCACAATCATCGAGCGATACCCAGGGACCAAGCGGCCTATCCCCGGCGGGCTGAAGCTGTATCGCCTGGACACCAATTTTTTCAAAAATCAGCTCTCGGGCAAACTGGAGATCGCCCCAGATACGCCCGGGGCCTGGCACATGCACGCCGAGTACCCAAAGAGTCATGCCCGGCATTTTACCAGCGAGTATGTCGATGACCGGACCGGATACTGGGAGTGCCCGCCGGGCAAGCCCAACCATCTATGGGACTGCTCGGTCTATATGCTCGCCCTGGCATGGTTCTTTGGCCTGCACAGGGAGATCCGCAAGCCTGCCGCAAAAAAGCAACGCAGACCCCAGGCACCCAACCCGTACACCGGCGGGGAAAACCCGCTTGCAAGGAGGTAGGATGACAGCAGCACAAATCACCCAGGCTGTGGCCCTGGCCCTGGAGACGGCCGCCACCGGCGTGGACTATCGGCCCAAAGAAGGGGCGGTCTGCCCCTGGTGCGGGAAAAAACGGATTCCGGTTTATTCGACAAAACCATGGTCAGGATCGGTGAGGGTGCGGTACCATCATTGCAATAACCCGGGATGCCTGCTGTACCAGCTGCATACCGGGATTAAGTCTTTGCAGGAAAATCAATAGGAGATGGATATGGATATCAAGAATATGGCGGTCACCGCCCTGCTGCCTTACGAGAAAAACACCAAGGCACATCCAGAGGACCAGGTGGCCAGGATCGCGGCCAGCATCAAGGAGTTTGGTTTCAACCAGCCCGTTTTAGTGGACGGCTCCGGCGTCCTGGTCGCCGGGCATGGCCGGGTAATGGCGGCCCAGGCCCCGGGAATGGAGACGGTGCCCACCATCTGCGTGGATCACCTGACCCCGGAGCAGGTCCGGGCGTATCGGATCGCCGACAACAAGACGGCGGAATCGGCGTGGATTGATGATGTGTTGCGCGGGGAGCTGGAGGAACTGCGGGCCGAGGGGTATGATTTGGGGCTGACGGGGTTTGATGAAAAGGAAATCGATAAATTGTTGTCCATGGAAGGCGGCGATGATGGCATCCCCGACGATATGTATGAAAATCAATATGGGGTTATCATTGCCTGCGTGTCCGAAGCTGTACAAGAAAAGACATTTAATCGACTTTCTAAAATGGGCTATGATTGCAAGGTGGTGGTGGTATGAAGATTGAGGTTCACAATAATTGCTCAGATTTTAACTCGTACAGGGCGGCGCGGGTCAAGTCGATGTTCAATATTGACGATGGTTGCAATTTCGACCTCACGGCTGACCTTCCAATTGATGATCGTGAATGGCGTGTTGGGTTGGTTGTTGGCCCGTCCGGGTCTGGCAAAACGTCAATAGGCAAGCGGCTTTTTGGGGGTGGTTCAGTATGTAATTTTGACGATTGGCCCAACGACATACCCATCATTGATGCGATTGCCCCTGATAGCGATTTCAACACGGTGACAAAGGCGCTGGCGGGTGTAGGGCTGGGGTCTGTTCCGTCGTGGCTGCGACCGTACCATGTTTTATCAAATGGTGA